GAACGTCGACATGGCTGAAACGAGATACGAGATGCTCTGGCATAGCCCTAATTCCGACTCGATCCTCGCGTCGGTTTCCGTTGGCTACGATGAGGCAGTTGGGAGGCAGTTGCTCCCCAGCAACCGTGCGGTCGCATACTATTTTAGCAGCGGCGCGCTGTTGGTCCTGATCACACAATCCAAATTCCTCAAGAACCAGAATTGATGGGCGGCCCTTCTCAGCCTCGCGAAGAATGTCGACGAACCAACTTGGTTTAAGCTGCGCCATCTGGTCGCCCACTTGTGTGACCCAGCCAGAGATCTCGCTGGGCTGGTAATCGGAGAGGTTGACGACTTTGCAATAGTGGCCGTCTTCCTCAGCAACTTGCTTTGGGCATTGGCTCTTGCCAACGCCGATGGGGCCGCGAACGTATAGGGGCTGTCCCTCTTCAGGCGTATCGATTTGGATACGATGTGAAGCCCGAATTGCATCGGGTAGGTCTGTCATGGAAATAAGATTTCTCATTTGTTCTCTCTCTCAGATGCGCTCAACGCATCATTAAATGCACCACTATGAATGCACTTAAGGATGCGCTGACCAACAGGTCAGCGTAGTCCTTTCTTACCCACTGCGTGTAATGCTTCCACCTTTCTGGCTTTGTCATCTTTTGTCACAAGAACCTATATTTTCAGGTACCCCGAATGGGGCTTTTTCCATTTTGCGACACGCACATTCCGACAGACGGGTTGGGGTTCTCCTACGGGCGCGAACTTCTTAGGGGCATCGCGGGTGCGGGGTCAGAGAGGTCAGCACGTCTAGCGCCTGACTTCGCCCGCCTATGCGACACCTTGGTCGCCCGGGGGTCGCGTTGTGAATGCGGTCGCGAGCCGGTCACCGTAAAAAGAAGGTGACATAAGGGACATAGTGACGCTTAGGGCTGATTACAACCTACTAAGAGAATATTAAGTATACTGTGTGACAAATATGCACTCCTCAAGAAGTCGCCCGAAAAAACGTCTCCTGTAAGCGTCACTGAGGTGCCATGCCGGTATGCTCGGCTACCTTCCTATCAGAAAAAACTAATGCTCACCAGTGAGCTTCCTAGAGCGTCACAGAGGCATTCGACTTCTCTAAGGTGCTTAGATGGGGTGAAATAGGGGGTAAATGGGACTGTTGGGCTGTGTTGAGGCAGCCACAGGATAATGACCGACTTGGCATGGATTGCTCCCCTGCAATCGCAGATGGATGGTTGGCGATGTCACTGTCGCAAGGCAGTGTCGATGGGACGGGAATGGGTGACCGATTTTGGCATGTGACAGATTCGGGCATACATGTTATGTCCCGGTTGTGTCGGATAGTTCCCCATCATCGCGCCCGGCGTTAGCAAGCACGCAGTGATTGCACTCAGGGAACGCTTCAGTGTAAGAGGGATGTATGGGAAACCTTAGGGGCCTGAGACTTGATGCATACCAGTTGGCAGGGACCGGCGCAGAGCAAGTGGCTTGCGGGGCTTTAAGGGCGCGGATGTATCCCCATTGATGGGGAGAGCTACAGACCAATAGGATTGGCTGGGGCTAAGAGAACGTATATCACATAAATGAGAGGGACTGAGACATGACAAAGAAGAAACCCCACTTGGTACTGGTCGATGGGTCTTTGGTCGCGCAGCGGGACGTGCCGCTAACCGCCAAGCAAGCTGGCTTTGTAAGGTCACTAATGAGCCGTGATGAAAACGGCAAGCCTATGTCCCTGAGCGATGCATACCGGGCGAACTACAATACCGGGAACATGACAGACCAGACTGTGTGGACTAAGGCTAGCTTGTTGGCTTCGCAGGATAAGGTTAGGAGTAGGCGACAGGCGCTGGAAACGCAGAAAGATGAACATGCACTGCTCTGCGCTCACTCTCGGCTGGAGTTCATAATATCTCAGCTTGAGATCGAGGCCCTTGGCAAAGGTGCAGACAGCAACAGTGCATCAAGGGTCCGCGCGCTTGAACTCATTGGCAAGCTAGCGGATCAAGGTGGCTCGCTGTTTCAGGATCGGCTGGTCACTGAGGATGCCCGGGACGCTGAGACCATCCGCTCAGAATTGGAAGAGCGGCTAGCGCGCCTACTGTCTGACAAGACCGGCACCGGCTAACACAAAATAATTTGTGCCCCTACCCCTGCCCTGTTTCTTGCGGCGCGCTCCCCGGCAACCATGCAGCGCTTGGTGCTATGGCTGCGCCCGGTCGACGCAGCGGCCATCAGCGCTGGCACCGGCACCCGTTGGGCCTGCGCCACGGCCCCGGCCACTTGCTGGGGACCAGCCCATGCCACTGGGGTACCCCCGGCCCCCCCTGAGGCACGACGGGTCCGCCCCACGCCATCACAGGCAGTTCTGCTCACCCGATCCTCTCAGTTTCATAGCAACTCCTCTTTGCACCCCATCCCCAAAAGCCTACCCCCCGTCGATACCTTCTGTGCGCCCCCCCATACTTATCTTCTTACATCTTCTCTGTTGCTTGACCCCCACCCCCCATTTTGCTATCTTCTGGATAGTTCTACAAAGGGGGCACCTCCCTAAAAATAAAATGGTACCATGTACCGAGGAGTTCACATGTTGAGAACAATTACAGCACTACTGTTTCTAGGTACCTTGTTGGTACCCCTATATGGGTACTGTACTAATTTAGATACTAACTTAAAGCTTGTACCTAAGAGGGTACCTATGGTACCTAAGGTACCGAAGAGCGGCACAGAGTACATCACAATCGACTGCGACTACTCCCCACAGTTCCTCAAGAATTTAAAGCCCGCCTACGGTATGGACCCATTGTGGTGGGGCATGAACGAGTTCCAGAGTGTTCTCACCCTCCATCGCAACCACAACACTGGTAATTGGGGATTGTTCGTCACTTTCCCATCTAGGGAAGTGTGTGCTATCAGTACTGGCATGGAGCAGGATCTCATCCTTCCACACATTGGAATGGCCCATTGAGGGTGTATCGTCATTGGTTGTGGCACTCATCTTTGATGAGGTGGGTTGCGCGTAAGGTTGCAATGGCGGATGGTTGGTTGTGGCGCAGGATGTGGAGCCGTTGCAGGGGAGGGAGATCGTGAATTGCTGGCATTGTAAGACACAGTTGATATGGGGTGGAGATCACGATTGCGAGGAAGAAGACGGCATCGTTTACTTCATGGTCACCAACCTACACTGCCCAAATTGCGCATGTCAGGTGTTGGTGTATCTTCCCACTGACGAATCAGACCTACACCCAGACAATGGCGACGTTGGGGGAGTGGACATCAAGATAACCTCCATTCATTAGATTGCTCGCCAAATACATACCATCAGCCCACCGCGCGCACTATGAGGCGCAAGGGTGGAAGATCGTTCAATACAATCACCATTTTTTAAAGGGCGTCCTCGCCCTCAAGGAGTGTCCCATGACCTACAACGAAGAAGCAGCCAAAAGGACTGAAGATCTATTACATAAACGCCAGACGACACACGGTGATCCCAGAGAGACCCTAGAGCTTGCAGGCAATCTCATCACTAATATTTTGATGATGAAGCATGAACAACACCACGTTATTGAAGTGAGTGGAGAGTTTAAGGATTGCCACGTCCTCCCACATGAGGTCGCCATTATTAATATTCTTCATAAGATCGCGCGCATCCAGTGCGGAACCTTCACTCCCGATCATTGGGATGACATCTGTGGATATGCTCAATTAGGAAAAGAGCTTCACAAACAGTTGACAGACACCTGTCAAGAGGGGTAGATATTGTACACTTCCCGTTAGTTGCGGCTAGATGTAGCTACGGTTTGTGATACTCCTCCCTGACTAGGCGGCTTCCGTAAGGTGAAAGGTGCCCAGAACCTCAACCCCACGGGAGCCGCCTCTTTTTCGGAGCAACGACAGTGTTGGTCAACTGAGAAAGCTAAACGACAACTACCCCACCCCGGTGAGTCTGGTGACTGAACTTGTTCATCGATGGGCGCTCCCCACTATGATGGTGTGGGAACCTTGCTCGGGGGATGGTATATTGAGTGACGCCCTAACCAAGAGAGGGTGCAAGGTTGTCGCTACCGACATCGCAAGGCTTCAGGACTTCTTCGACTACACCGACACTCTCGCGCCTACGATTATCACCAACCCTCCCTTCAGGTACATCCGTCCCTTCATCGATCACGCTTTCGACATCGGTGTTCAGAAGATGGCTCTGGTTTGTCCAGAAAGACTGTGGGCCTGCAAGAAGGGAAGAGATCAATTAATGCGTCACCGCCCAAGTCGTTGGGCAAACATGGACTGGCGCGAAGATTATTTACAGAAGGGCGGCTCCCCAGACAGGGCACTCGCCGTGGCGATGTGGGAAAGACCTCATTCGGATAGCTGCCGTTACGAGGTTTGGACCCGTAGCCATGACGCCGATTTCTTGGTTTGATGTGATAGCCGTAGGTTTGATTGTTTTAGCCATTATCCTAAGGGTTCTGACATGGGCATGATATTCGAGTACCTCACAGATCACTACAAATGCATCATCGGCGGTTTCATCGTCGGCCTCGTGGTGGGGATAATTATCTAGAATGCAAACTGCCGTCGCCCTGCACGATCAGATCGCGGCGCTCCCCATCAATGAGCAGCGCGATCTTCTCGATCTTGTAGAGCAATACGAGAGTGCTCAGGCGAGAGAGAAGAGCCACAAGAGTTTCCTGACTTTCGTCAAGTCTGTGTGGCCCCCTTTCATAGAGGGAAAACACCACGCCACGATGGCTGATGCCTTCGAGAGGGTGGCTGAGGGAAAGTTAAAGCGCCTCATTGTTAATATGCCCCCGAGGCACACCAAGTCTGAGTTCGCTTCTTATCTTCTACCGGCATGGTTCTTGGGGAAGTATCCAGATAAAAAGGTCATCCAGACGGCTCACACCGCAGAACTTGCGGTGGGCTTCGGAAGGAAGGTTCGTAACCTCTTTAACAATAAGGAGTTCAAGGACATCTTCCCCGATTCGCGATTGCAATCGGACAGCAAGGCTGCCGGAAGATGGAACACCAACAAGGGTGGCGAGTACTTCGCCATAGGCGTTGGCGGAGCGGTCACGGGTAAGGGTGCAGACATCCTCATCATCGACGACCCCCACTCTGAGCAGGATGCAGCGCAGGGACAATACAACCCAGAGGTCTTCGATAGGGTGTATGAATGGTACACCTCTGGGCCTCGCCAAAGACTCCAGCCGGGAGGTGCCATCATCGTCGTCATGACGAGGTGGTCTAAGAGAGACCTCACCGGAAAGATTATCGACAACTCTGTCAAGAGGATGGGTTCTGACGAGTGGGAGGTTATAGAGCTTCCCGCCATCATGCCCTCTGGGAATCCCTTGTGGCCCGAGTATTGGGGCATTACAGAACTTGAGGCCCTTCGCTCTGAGTTGCCCCTCTCAAAGTGGTCAGCGCAATATCAGCAGGATCCAACTTCAGAGGAGGGCGCTCTCGTCAAAAGGGAGTGGTGGAAGGAGTGGAAGGAAAAGAAGCCTCCCCACTGCGAGTTCGTTATTCAATCGTGGGACACGGCATTCCTAAAGACTGAGCGCTCAGACTATTCTGCGTGTACTACATGGGGCGTCTTCCTCAACGAGGACGAAGACAGGATGGACATCATCCTCGTCGATTCGTACAAGGAGAGGCTTGAGTTTCCAGAACTCAAGAAGCGCGCCTTCGAGATGTGGAAAGACACAGATCCAGATGCCTTCATCGTCGAGGGAAAGGCTTCTGGAATGCCCTTGGTGTTCGAGTTGAGGCAGATGGGAATACCCGTCTCAGAGTTCACTCCATCAAAGGGAAACGACAAGATAGCCCGCGTCAACGCCGTCGCAGACATGTTCGCTTCTGGAATGGTGTGGGCACCCAACACGCGGTGGGCAGAAGAGGTCATCGAAGAGTTCGCGTCATTCCCCTCTGGGGATCACGACGACCTCGTAGATAGCTCGACGCAGGCGTTGTTGCGCTTCAGGCAGGGTGGTTTCATCCGCAACCCATCAGACGAGGATGACGAGTGGATACCCCCAAGATACGAAGAATTTTATTAAAGGATCGACATGGCGATTGACAGGGCACTTGAGGGAATTGGCGGGGGCACCGAAGAAGCCATCGAGATAGCCGTCGTAAATCCAGAGGCCATATCCATCGAAACGCCAGACGGCGGCATGGTCATCGACTTCGATCCAGAGAGCGAGGGCACCGAGGCAACCGCCCACGACGCAAATCTCGCGGAGCACATCGAAGAGGACGAACTGTCGCATGTTCGTTCTGAGTTGATGGGGGCTTTCGAGGCAGACAGAAATTCGAGGAGCGACTGGGAGGAAACCTACATCAAGGGTCTTGACCTCCTCGGTCTCAAGATCGAAGAGAGAACCATCCCTTGGCCGGGTGCGTGCGGTGTTTTCCACCCCGTCCTGTCTGAGGCCGTGATACGTTTTCAGGCTCAGTCCATCATGGAGACGTTCCCCGCGAAGGGTCCGGTGAAGACGCAGATCCTCGGAGAACTAAACGACGACAAGGAAAAGCAGGCCCTCCGCGTTCAGGAGGAAATGAACTACCAGCTTACCGAAGGGATGCCTGACTACCGCAGCGAGCACGAGAACATGTTGTTCGCGTTGCCGTTGGCGGGTAGCGCCTTCAAGAAGATCTATTACGACATAGACATGGGAAGGCCCACCGCAGCCTTTGTTCCGGCAGAGGATCTCGTGGTCTCTTATGGGGCTGCCGATTTGATGAGTTGCGCGCGCTACACCCATGTCATGAAGAAGACCAAGAATGAGGTGCGTAAACTTCAGGTGGCTGGCTTCTATCGAGACATCGATCTCGGGGAACCCGCCCCCGACTACACCAAGATACAGGAGCAATACAATAGCTTGCAGGGAGAGAGACCCGCCTTCGAGTATGACGACAGGTTCACTCTTCTCGAATGTCACGCCGACTTGGACCTCGCTGATTTCGAGGACACTAAGGATGGCGAGCCTACGGGCATCGCGTTGCCCTATGTGGTGACTATAGACAAGTCCTCTGGGAAGGTTCTGTCGGTCTACAGGAATTGGCTGGAAGACGACCCACTCAAAAAGAAGATGCTTCACTTCGTTCACTATAAGTACTTGCCATCATTGGGTTTTTACGGATACGGGTTGATCCACTGCATCGGCGGCCTGACTAAATCTGCGACCTCCATACTACGTCAGCTTGTGGATGCCGGGACGCTCTCCAATCTTCCCGCCGGTCTCAAGTCTAGGGGGCTTAGGATCAAGGGAGACGAAACCCCCATCATGCCGGGAGAGTTCAGGGATGTGGATGTTCCCGGTGGCGCGATAAGGGACAACATAACCTTCCTTCCCTACAAGGAGCCTAGCTCTGTTCTCTACCAGTTGCTGGGGAACATTGTGGAAGAAGGGAGGCGCTTCGCTTCGCTGGCCGACATGAAGGTCAGCGACATGAACAATGAAGCTCCTGTCGGGACCACCCTCGCGATTATAGAACGCGGCATGAAGGTCATGTCTGCTGTGCAGGCGAGACTTCACGCATCCATGCGCAAGGAGTTCTCCATCCTCGCGGCATTGATAAAGGAATATCTTCCTGAGGCTTACGACTACGAAGTGGGCGGTATCAGGGCTGAGGACTTCGACGACCGCATAGACATCATTCCGGTGTCCGATCCAAACGCCACCACGATGGCGCAGAGGGTGATGCAGTATCAGGCCGCCCTACAGTTGGCTGCGCAGGCTCCTCAGATGTACGACCTCCCTGAATTGCACCGCCAGATGCTCGAAACGATGGGCCTCAAGGATGTCGACAAGATCGTTCCAGACAAGGACGACATCAAGGCCATCGACCCCGTTACCGAGAACGAGAACATCATCAATGGAAAGCCCGTCAAGGCTTTCTCGTATCAGGATCAGAAGGCTCACATCACCGTCCACATGACGGCCCTTCAGGATCCCAAGATCCTCTCGCTTGTGAGGCAGTCTCCTATGGCTCCTTCCATACAGGCGGCAGCCGAGTCGCACATCCGTCAGCACTTGGCGTTTCTCTACAGGGACGAGATCGAAGAACAGTTCGGCGCTCCCCTCCCGCCAGAGGGAGAACCTCTCCCGCGCGACGTTGAGAAGCAACTCGCAGGATTGCTTGCGCAAGCGTCAGAGAAGCTCTTGCAGAAGGACATCGCTGAGGCGCGTCAGGCAGAAGCACAGCGTATGGCAGAGGATCCCATCGTGCAGCAGCAGCAGCGCGAGCTTGAGATCCGCGAGATGGACGTTCAGAGGAAAGCCAAGGCAGACAAGCTCAAGGCAGATGTCGAGCTTGAGAAGGCAGCCATGACTGATGCCCGCGAGCGCGAACGCATCGAATCCACCGAGAGGGTTGTTGGTGCTCAGATCGGCGCGAAGATCGCTGGAGATGTTCTTGAGGGAGAAATCAAGGGCGTCGAGCTTGCCGAAAAGGAAAAGATGGAAGGGGCGCGTCTCGGTGTCGAGATCGCCAAGGCTCTCATAGATAAGGAAGGAAAGGGCGGGTGATGGCAAGGAAGTCTATCAAGCAGAAGGTTTCTGTGGGGGGTGTGTCGGCTAAGGCCAACAAACCTCAAAAGAGGGCTGCCAAGAAAGCCAAGAAAGCTGCGGTCATTCCGCTGGTCACCTTGGATGGCGACAGGATGTACCCAGCCCAAGCTAAAGAATACTGGGCAAACATCAAACGCACAGCGTCTTGATGGACCAACCTGATCTCGCAGCTTTGTTGCAGAAGCGTCTTCGTGAGTTTATGAACGAAGGTGCCGATCACCTCGCAACGGGAGGCGCAAAGGATTACGCCGAATACCAGCGCATGGTAGGGCGCATCGATGGCATAGCCCTCGCAGAACGTGAACTCCTCGATCTCGTAAAGGACAAAGACGACGACGAGGAATAGCGCAAGGGAACCGTTGCCCCTTTATGAAGCAACGCATGATGAGGTAAGTGATGGCAAAAGTGGTTGATTTCCAAGAGGAAAAAGTGGCCAAGCAATTGCCGCAGCCTTCTGGTTACAGATTACTGATCGCCCTTCCAGAGGTCGACGAGAAGACTGAGGGAGGTATCTTCAAGACGGACAATGCGATGGAAACGGAAGCTGTGTCGAGTGTTGTGGGTTTCGTTCTAAAAATGGGGCCTGACGCTTACAGCGACACCAAGAGGTTCCCATCGGGACCGTGGTGCAAGGAAGGGGACTTCGTTCTCTTCAGGGCTTTCCAAGGCACCCGTCTCAAGATCCACGGCAAGGAGTTTCGTTTTATAAACGACGACAGTGTCGAGGGTGTGGTTGATGATCCCAGAGGATATGCGAGGGCATGATGGCTGAACAACAGGAAGTTGAATTTGAGGAAGAAGACGGCATTGAGGTTGAGGTCGTGGACGACACCCCTGCCGACGACAGGGTGTCTGCGCGCGACAGGGAAGCGGCAGCCGACTTCGATATCTCTGAAGACGAGATAGGGCAATATTCTGATCGCGTTCAGAAGCGCATCAAGCGTTTGAAGTACGAGTTCCACGAGCAGCGCCGTGCAAAGGAGACGGCAGAGCGCCAGAATACAGAGGCTCTCGCTCACGCTCAACGCATGGTGTCAGAGAACAATGATCTCAAGAACCTTTTGAAGCGCGGCAACGAGGCTCTCTACAAGGCCACCGAGGCCAAGACGGATACGGAGCTATCGGTTGCCGAGAAGGAATTTCGTGAAGCCTACGACGCCGGTGATAGTGACCGCATCGTCGAGGCTCAGAAGATGGTTAATGAAGCCTATTACACCAAGCGGAGCGTCGAAGACATGCGTCCGCCTGCACAGGAAGCGCCACCCGGTAACGGGCAAGATCGCCCCGCCCCGCAACAAGACTATGTAGCGCCTCCTGATCCCCGTGCCATCCAATGGTTACGCGACAACCCTTGGTTCGGGCAAGACAAGGAAATGACCTCTTTCGCCTACGGCCTGCACGACAAGCTGGTGGTTGACGAACGGATGGATCCCCGTTCAGAAGATTACTACCTCCGGGTCGACAAGCGCGTAAGGGAGGTATTTCCTGAACGCTTCGAGGAAGAGCCTGCGCGTGAGGGGACTCCTCGCAAATCCGTGGTTGCTCCTGCGACAAGAGGAAGCAAGCCGCCACGCAAGGTAACACTCACCGGCACCCAGATTGATCTCGCCAAGAAACTGGGGATTACGCCCGAACAATATGCGAAGCAAGTCGCGAAGGAGATGGCGCATGGAAGATGACGCTCGTACACCGAGACACCACGAAACCCGTGAAAAGGAATCACGCACCGAGACACAGTGGGTACCCCCATCACTACTACCCGACCCCGACCCGCAGGAGGGATGGGTTTTCAGGTGGGTGCGCACTTCGATAATGGGCCACGCCGACAACACCAATGTGTCCAAGATGTTCAGAGGCGGTTGGGTGCCCTGCCGGGCAGAAGACCATCCTGAACTTTGCATCCAGTCTGATGTAGGTTCGCGTTTCGGATCCGATGGAAACATCGAGGTTGGCGGTCTTCTTTTGTGCAAGATGCCGCACGAGAAGCACCAGAAAAGGGCTAAACATTATCGGGACAAGGCGGAACAACAGATGGATGCCGTCGAGTCGAATTACATGCGGGCGAACGATCCTCGTATGCCGCTTCTTAAATCGGAGCGTAAGACGCGGGTAGACTTTGGCAAAGGAGGGTAGTTGCCCTCCATAACATGAGGACATTGAATCATGGCTGGTTCAACTGTTGCGCCTTATGGGATGATCCAAGTCGGCGTTCTTGGTGATAGTTACAATACGGGTGGTGCCACTCAATATCCGCTCGGGTCGAATAACACCAACGCGATTTTTGCGGGGCAACCCGTATGTTTCTCGGATGGTGTTACCGTTCCGATCACGGCCACCCCGACTACCACCTACGGCGCTACGACCACTCCCATAGGTGTTGCTGCGGGTTTCCGTTATATCGACGGAAGCACGGGGCAATTGACGTTCTCCAACAATCTTGTTGCGAGTTCGATGACCTCGTCGGGTCATTCCTCCGTACAGGTGTACGTCTGGGATAACCCGAGGGCGGTTTTTAAGGTCCAAGCAGATGGCGCTATGGTCGCCACGGATCAAGGGAAGAACTCTGCTCTTACGAATGTTACTGATGTTAATACGCTTGACCTCAGTAAGCAGAGCAAACTTACCGTTGATGCGGATGCTGCAACGACCGCAACTCTAGCTGTTCGTGTTGTTGGGCTGTTTGAAGCTCCCAATAACAACTGGACTGATACATATCCAGACGTTCTCGTTACATGGAACTTCGGTGTGCATCAGTACCAGACGAGCACCTTGGCATAGGAGGCTGGCATGGCTATTTCAAGAGCACAAATGCTGAAGGAGCTACTGCCCGGTCTCAATGCTTTGTTCGGCTTGACTTACGAAACCTACGAGAACGAGAGCGAGCAGATTTACGAGACAGAGACTTCTGACCGTTCGTTTGAAGAGGAAGTTAAGCTGACGGGCTTCGGACAGGCTCCTGTTAAAGCGGAAGGCGAAGCGATCAATTACGACACGGCAAGTGAGAGCTTCTCTGTTCGCTATAACAACGAGACCATCGCAATGGGCTTTGCGATTACCGAGGAAGCGATGGAAGACAACCTGTATGACTCGCTGTCTGCGCGTTATACGAAAGCACTTGCGAGAGCGATGGCTTACACCAAACAGGTGAAGGCCGCTGTTCCGCTCAACCAAGGTCTTCCGACTACCGACAACTTCGATTCGGGTGACGGCGTTTCGCTGTTTAATACGGCTCACCCAACCGTTGCCGGTGGCACCAATGCCAACACTCCCACCACCCAGACCGATCTCAATGAGACCAGTCTTGAAGCGGCTGTTATTTCTATCGCTGCGTTCGTGGACGAGAAGGGTTTGTTGATTGCTGCCAAACCTCGGAAGCTTATTGTTCCGCCCAACAACATGTTCGTGGCTACCCGGATCCTCGATTCGGAAGGCCGCACGGGAACGGCGGACAATGACATCAACGCCATCAACCACAACGGTACGATCCCCGAGGGGTATGCTGTGAACCACTATCTCACGGATACCGACTCGTGGTACATCGTCACCGATGTGCCCAATGGCATGAAACACTTTACTCGTGTTCCGCTCCAGACATCGATGGACGGCGACTTCGATACGGGTAACGTGCGTTACAAGGCACGCGAACGCTATGTGTTCGGTGTCTCAGATCCCCTCGGAATGTTCGGTTGCGAGGGAGCATCCTAAAGGCGAGCGGGGGCTTCGTGCCCCCGCTTTCTTTTTTGGCTTGTATGGTGGTTATGTTGGGATAGCGACCCAGCGCTAGTATAAGCAAGCTATAGAGTGGAGCTTACGGGCGCGCTGTTATAGTAAGGGGGATCGCAGGCCCCCACCTTTTCTGGGATCAATGGCCCTTGGGACTGACCCAGCAGACGCTATGAAGACACTGGGGCCTTTCTCTCATAGGAGAACTTGGTTATGGGTACGACAACTTTTTCAGGGCCAGTCAAGGCTGGCACCATCAATGCCACTACCGGCACTACGGTAGGCACTGACATGAAGAATATTGGTTTTGTTGTAATGGCGCAGTCTGAGGCCATTACCGAAGCTGCCACTTCAGCCAGCACCGACATAATCATTCCCGCCAATC